GAGGTTGCCGGTGATGCCATTCCACGCATCGTTGATCGCGTTGACGATCCCATTCTTGATGTTGGCGAGGTTGCCGGTGATGTTATTCCACGCATCGTTGATCGCGCTGACGATCCCATTCTTGATGTTGGCGAGGTTGCCGGTGATGTTATTCCACGCATCGTTGATCGCGCTGACGATCCCATTCTTGATGTTGGCGAGGTTGCCGGTGATGCCATTCCAGGCGTCTCTGATCGTGCTGGTGATGCGATCCCGGATGTTCGCGAGATACCCGGTGATACCGTTCCACGCATCGTTGATCGCGTTGACGATGCCGTTCTTGATGTTGGCGAGGTTGCCGGTGATACCGTTCCACGCGTTGGTCAGCGCATTGATGATGCCGGTCCTGATGCTGTCGAGATGTGGCTTGATCCCGTTCCATGCCGCAGTCAGTCCGCCCACGATGCCGTTCTTGATGACGTTGATGATCGGGCCTACGATGGTCCACAGCAGCTTGAAGCCGAGCTCCTGACCCTTGACGAACAGATTGGTGATCTTCTTCAGCCCATCGCTGAATGCAGTCCAGTCGCCACGGATCAGCGCGAGCGCGGTGTCGACCACCGCACGGATCATCTGCATCGCGTTCTGGAAGAGCTTACCGATGACGCCAAACGCGGCGACGACCGTCTTCATGATGCCGTCGCCGTTGTCAGCCCAGAACTGCTGTAACGCCTTGAGCGTCTCGCTGACGATGACGCTGATGCCGTGCATCACCGTCTGGATGGTGGCCTGCACCTCGATCATCGCCATGTCGACCACGGCCTGCACCTGTGGGAACCTGGTGCTGATCTCCTGCCAGAACTTCTGGGCCGCCATCACGGCGGCAAACAGCCCGGCCACAAAGAGCGACGTCACCAGCACGATCTTGGCGATTGGCGCGGCGATCGCCACGAACGCCGCGACCAGTGCCACGCCGATCACGGCGGCCAGCGCAATGACGATCGGTACCAGATTGTCTTTGACCAGCTGGATGAACGGCTGCAGCTGGCGCGAGATCTCGGCGCCCTGGCCGGCGAACTGCTCGAAGCCCGGGATGAGCTCGACCACCTTGTCGATGAGCGTGGCGAGCGGATCCTCGGCGCTCATGACCGCATTGACGACGCCGAGAATCAGATCGCTGACCGGCAGCAGCGCCAGCGAGAACTTGTCGAAGATCATCGCCGGGACTTCGCCGAGCGACTGGATCGTCGCGCGCTCGGTGTCGGCCACGTCGCCCAGTGTGCTCAGGCTGTCGCCGGCCATGGTCAGGGCGGTCATGGCCTCGGGGCCGAGGTCCTCCCACTGCGTGCCGAACAGCTGGACCCCGGCGGCGTTGCGCTCGACCTCGCTCTCGATGCCGGCCAACGCGGGCATGATGATCTTGAACGCGTCCGCTGTGTCGATCGCCCCGCTCTGCAGGCCCTCATACAGGTTGACCTTGACCTCGTCGGTGAGGTCGGTGAAGTACAGCGCGTCCTCCAGATCACTGACGAACCGCTCGGCCATCTGGCCCGGCTCGCCACCGATCACCGGCTTGAGCACGACGTCGCCCTCGCCAGTTGTCAGCTCGCTGAGCCTGATGCCGAACTCCTTGAAGGCATCGGCCGCCTTGTCGGTGCCCAGCACGCCGCCAGCCATACCGCTCTCCAGCAGCGAGAAAAACTCGGTCGCGCTGGCGCCATTGTCGGCGAACAGGTTGCTGTACTCGCCGATGGAGTCCAGGAAGTCGTTGCTCGCATTGAGGCCTCGAGCGAAGCCGGACGCGATCACGTCCGTGGCCTCCGCGCTGGTGAGGCCGAACTCGTCCATGAGCGTGCGCGTGGCAGCGATCACAGATGTCACGTCCGTGCCGTATCGTCGCGCCAGCAGCTGCGCGTCGTCGAGGACGGCCGTGAGGTCGACATCGTTCAGGCCCTGCAGCACCGTGCGTGCGTTACTGGCCTGATCGCCGATGTTGATCAGCCCCGCGCCGATCGCAGCGATGCCGCCCACCGCCGCCGCCGCCGCGCCCTTGCCCAGCCCGACGAGCCCGGTGTTCAGATCGCCGAGCGCCTTCTGGGCCTCGTTGCGGAGCTTGACGATGATTTCGAGATTGAAGGCCACTATCGTCTCCGCTCTGCGCGCTTCTGCTCGGCCTCGCGCTCCTCGTGACGTGCCTCGTATGCTGCCATGATCTCGTCGAGCGCGTCGGGATCGAGATCGTCGACGTCGGCCAGGTTCAGCCTGGCCACGTCCATCAGCAGCAGCGAGATGTGGGCATCATACTGCCCGGCGCTGACCGCGCGGCCCTTGATCCGGCTGCGCCATCGCGTGGTCAGCTCCCGGCGTTTGGGCTTCGGCGGCTGTTGCGATCGCTGATCTCCTGCAGCACGCGCTGCACCAGCGGCTCCAGCGGGTCGAGGTCGCCGACGTTCTCGGCAGTGCAGGGCACGCCGGCGAACGCCGGACCCTGCCACGACAGGATGTTCTGCCGCAGCAGCGCGATCTGGTAGAGGCCGACGTCGATCTCGACATCCGGCGTTCCTGTGCGACCGTTGACGCGGCTGGTCGAGACACTGGTGGCCTCGCTCTGCACCGCCTGCTGCACGGCGACGCTCATGCGCGAGCGGATCCAGATCACGTCCATGTCGGGGGTGATAGCGGCCTCGGCGATCTCTCCGTGCTGAGTGATCGCCGACTTCCCTCGAGCGAACATGGCGAAACTCCTTACAGTGCGGTCCGCGCGTTGCGCACCACGATCTGGCAGTCGCTGGTCAGTGTGGAGTCGTAGGTGCCCTCGATGGTCAGCTCGACCGTGCGGTTGCTGTCGGCGTTGGTGCCCCAGCTCAGCGCCTCGAACGGACCGGCGGTGTCGACCTGGACGTAGTGGTTGAAGCCGCTCTCGATCTCCGCGCCGTTGTGCCGGACGCGCACCTTCACGGTGTCGTGGGCCAGCCACTGGTCGTACTGCGTGAAGTCGGGCAGCTCCATCACGATCGTGGTGGTGATGCCGATGACGCGGCTGCGCCCGGTGCGCGAGAAGTCGAGCGTCGCGGCATCGCCGCCGCCGAGGTACTTGAAGGTGACGCCGGTGCGCAGCGTGTGCGACGCGCTCACCAGTCGCCCGGTGACGGCCGTGGTGCCGAACGCCGAGCTGGTGTCGATCCACAGCGACATCATCTGGCCCGGGAGCATCGCCCCGGCGATCGCCGCCGGGGCCGAGTCCGCCGGGCTGTTCGTCGCCAACTTGCGGCACTCGCCGTTGCCGCTGAAGGTCAAGACGCCGTCCTCGGCGGACGCGTCGTTGGACAGCGTCGCCTCGAGGAACATCGCGTAGGCGCCGATGAGCTGCCGTACCGCGCTGTCACCGAACCAGAGCGTGTACGACTCCAGATTGTCGCTGGCCATGGTGCGCACAAAGGCCCAGTCTCGCGTGTTCGTTGCGCCGCTTGGGGTGGTCGCCGCCGTGACGTTGCCGTCGAGGATCCCGTTGAGCAGGAACGGCAGCATCGACGTGTCGATGGGGCCCTCGGTGATCTCGAACGTGGCGCCGGTGCGCGTCATGACGGTGCGGAACGCCTCGGCGAGGACGCCGCGCGACTCCGCCGGACGGTTGAGGCTCTTCGTGGGCGTCACCGAGCCGCCCAGGTGAATCAGGTGCGTCGGCGCTGCGATCGCCGTGCCCCGCGTGGATTCGATCGACGCCAGCAGCGTCTCAAAGGCTAGCTCGACGGCCATTGAAGCCCTCCCTAGGTTATCGCGATCGGATGACGGTGAACTGATACGATCCGCCTGTGATACCAGACAGACCCGTAAACTGCAGATATGCGGTGCGCAGCGATCCGTACTCCATGGCCAATCGCGCAATCGTGTTTGCAGCCATACTGACGCTGGCAGTGTATGCCGCGCCTTCGCTGTTGACCATTGAGAGCACACGACTTGCGCCGGCGGCATTGGTGAACGTCGCCTGAATGACCGAACCATTGGGTAGGTAGCTGATTTCGACTCCACTAGTAGCTGGGGCTATCAGCCATTGGATCAGGACCGCGACCGTGTTGTATCCAGCATTGACCACTGGGATCTCCCAGAAGATGGTTCGCGCTCCGCCGGCACCCGAAGTGAACAGGAAATCATTTGCGACGCCCTGCGTCGCACCATTATTCAGCACGTCGTTGACTTCGCCGCTCGGCAGTGGCGGAATATGTGTCCCGGTGGGATTCGTGGTGTTATACGTGCTGACGCGGTATCGTGCCAGCGCGAGTGTATCCTCGTTCGCGATGGTCACCGGCAGCGAGTCGCTACGGTTCTGCACGCCAATCAGTGGATTGCCACTGGTATCGACCAGCACCGCCGCCCCGGCGAGGTTGCCGCTGCCCACGTCGATGGCCCGCACCGTGCGTGTGGTCGTGCCCGACGGGGCCGACGTGGGTTCCAGGATGTCGTAGTTGTCTGCCATGCTATCCCCTCAGCCGCTTGTCATGCACGTTGGTGGCGATGTCGACGGTGCGATACTCGCTGCCGTCGGCGACGATCCAGCCGGTCGTGATCGTGTCGATGGTCGCGCCGCTGCCGGCAGTGATCAGCCCGGCCAGCGTCCGGTTGGTGTCGACGTCCATCAGATCGAGCGCCGCGCTCACGTAGTACCGCACATCGCGCTCGGCCTGCTCAGTGTCGCGCCACGACAGCATTATACGGGTGATCAGACGATACCGCACGGCCACGAGGCGCGTGTTGCTGCCCGCGCTGGTCGTTGCGTCGGTGCGCTCGACGCTGTCCAGCAGGGTGTACAGCATCGGCGGCGCCTGCACGGCGCGTGGCTCGTAGGCCAGCGTCGCCGTGATGCCCGTCATCGTCGACCACACGTGGTTCAGATTGGCGACGATGTCCTCGAGGCGATAGCTCATGCGCCACCCACGATGGCCTTGCCGGCCTTGTCGATCTCGCCGCGGATCTTGTCCTGGCTGTCCTCGAGCGCCCACACGAGGAACGGGCGATGCTTGTGCACGTACTTGCCATAGACCACGTTGGTGCCCACGATGCCGCGCTGCTCCGAGCGCTGCACCTGGCTGGTGATCGATCGCCGCAGGTTGCCGGTGAGCACCGGCGTGTAGCGCCCCGACGTCATGTCGCGCGAGACGCGCCCGCCAGCGTACCGGATCGGGCGTGGTCTGGCAGTGCGCGGCCCAGCCTCCTTCGTGCGCGCCAGCACGAGCGCTGTGGCGCGCGTGAGCAGGCGGGTCAGGATCTCCTCCTGCCGCGCCGGATCGAGGTTGGCCAGCAGGCGATCGAGCCCGTCGATGGTGATGCGATCGGCGGTCACGTCACCACCTCGCGCCACTGCGCCCGCGCACGGTGGATGACCATGCGCTGCGTCGCGTTGATGCCGCCCACGTAGCTGACAGCGCCGCCGCCCTCGACGCCCTGCACCTCGCTGTACAGCCCGCGGTCGCGCTGGCGCCACGCGTTGACGGCCAGCTCGAGCGCGACCTGCTGCACGTCTGCCGGCGCCGGGCCGTAGCCCCACACTGCCGTGATGCGATACGCCGCATGCGCGCGCCACCGTGTCTCGGCGTCGGCGGCGATCAGGTAGCCGGCCTTCTGCACGTAGTCGTCGGGATCGATGGTCGTGCCGGTCGTCGACGTGAGCTTGGCCACCTCGACGACGGCCGTGACGCTGCCGTGCTGGTGCGCCGGCAGGCGCATGTAGGTCGTGCGATACGGCTCGCTGCGCACGACCTCGGCGGAGGCCGCGCCGTACGCTGCGTACTCGACGGGCAGCAGCGCGCTCTCAACCATCGCGCAGGCCCGATCGAGGATATCCTGCAGCAGCGCATCGAGCGCCACCGCGACGGTGACCGACGGCGTGGTGCCGCCGGTGAGGCTGTTGGTGCCCAGCGTGAGCGGCGACGCGATCCGGGCAGATCGCGCCGACCACACCACCAGGTAGGGCCCGCCCGCCGAGCCGTACACCGTGACCGGTGCCGCATCGCCGGACGTCGCGGCCACCGTCGTGATCGCCGCCTGCACCGTCGCCGGCGTGGCGTTGTATGCGATCGCGACTGTGGCCGTGCCCTGGTAGACCAGCGTGTAGGTGCCGCCCGTCGGCGCCCCGGTGACCGTGACGCGCTGCGCGGCGCGATCCGGCACCTGGTCGAGATACTCGCGCAAGTCCGTCACGGTCAGTCCGAGTGCCATGTCAGAACTCCATGATCGTGACGCGGACGACGTGCGTCGACGACGGCACAATGCCGTACAGCGTCTCGCCGGGCGGGATCTGGATCTCCGTCATGACCTTCGATGACGAGGTCAGCGTGAACCCGGCGCCGGCCACGACGGTTGCCGGGCCGAGCGTCACGTCCTGCCCGCCGCTGTCGCTGAACAGGTGGATGTGGCAGCCATTGCTGGCCGCCGTGTGGATCGCTGTCGGGCTCGTGGTGATCGTGACCGACTTCGCCGTGATCGGCATGGCGCCCTCCGTCAGACCAGCGACCAGCTGATGTACGCGTTGCCGACCAGCCCCGCCGATGCGCCGCTGGCCACCGAGCCGGTGACGAACTGCGTCGACGTGACCTTGCGTGACATCGAGCCGTTGGTGCCGGCGTTGGTGGCGCTGTTCAGCACCTTCGCCGCCGTGGCCAGCGACTGCCCGTCAAGCAGCGTGTCGTTCAGCGTGGTGGCGTTCGCCGCGACGCCGACATCGATGGTGCATGCGCCGGTGGTGAACGTCGTCACGTCGAGGATCACCGAGTGCACGATGATCGCCGCGCCCGCCGGGTTCGCCCACGCGAAGACGCCGCCCGCGGTGTCGACGGCCGCCAGCGCGACCTTGTCGACGCGGATCAGTCCGTTGAGCGTCGCGCCGCTGGCCGCCAGTGTGCCGGAGACGGTGAGCGTACCACTCACCGTCTGGCTGCCACCGACGACCCACGACTCCCCGCCCTGCTCCTGGTAGTTGGAGCTGTTGTAGGTCATCGTAGTCCTCCTTACGCGCCGCTGACGACCTCAGCCGCCGCCGCCGCCGTGCTCGAGAGCGCCGCCGGGGCCAGGCGCGGGCCGTACCGGATCGCGATGACCTCCCCGAACGCGATGTTGGCCGTGGCGCTGGTGCGCACCGCCTGCACGTACCGCTGGCGCGGCTCGCGCACATCGACGATCAGGATCTTGCCGTTGACGTCGTCGTTCACCGCGCAGGTGACCGCCGCCGATGCGCCGGTGATCAGCGCCATGCCGGTGTCGCTGTCCGCGGTGTTCTGCTCGACCTTCAGCGTCGCGACGCCCGTCGCTGCGCTGTCGGTGATCGTGGTGACGAACAGGACGCCGTCCCAGCCCTGCATGTCCAGCCGGGTCGAGTTGCTGTCGGTGTTGTTCGCGTTGGAGATCGCCGCGCCGACGTACGCGACCTCGACGTTCTCGTTGAGCTGCCCGATGTGTGCCATGGGTTCCTCCTCAGGCCAGCTTCAGGCGCTGGAATGCCTCGGCGAGCACGGGCTGCCCGTCGACGTACGTGCGACCGATGTAGCCGATCTGATCGGTGCTGGCGTAGAGCTCGGCGAGCACCTGCAGCTCGTAGCGCCCCGTCTCGGCGATGTAGTAGTACGAGAAGTCACCGATGATGGCGACATACAGGCCGGCGGTGTAGGTGTTCGGCGCGTACTCGCTGACCAGGTACGGCACGTCCGCGATGGTCGCCGGCAGGCCCTGCGTGATGCCACCGCCCGGTCCAAGCCCCGGCGACCACAGGTAGTTGCCCGAGCCGTCCTTCAGCTTGCGGATCCGCGCGATGGTGTCGCGGTGCATCACCCAGCGCGTCGCCGGGCGCGACCAGTAGGCCGCCTTCAGCGCGTGCTTGGTGTCAAGGATGTTGTCCGCGGTGAACGACGTACTCGCCGACGCCGTGGTGTCACGCGAGGTCGGGATGCCCTGCACCGACGCGGTGAACACGCCGAGCGGCTGGCCGCTGGCCCCGGTGCCGGTCAGGAACGCCTTCTCCTCGGTGATGCCGAACTTGTAGGCGAGCCGGGCCTGCACCCACTGCTCGATGTTGACGCGCGACTGGTTCACCAGCGTGCGGCTGATCTTGACTTCCTTGCTGAGCCGCGTGGGCCGCAGCGTGCGGAGGCCGGTGCGCATCGCCGTGTCGGTGGTCACGCTCGCCACCTCGGTGAGCCAGTCGGCGTCAGCCGGATCGGCGTCCCACGTCGGGGCGATCAGCTCGGTGCCGACGTCCATCGGGATCACCGTTGCCAGACGGCGCAGAAACACCTCGTCGTCGATGAACTTGATGATGCCGTTGGCCAGCACCGCCGGAGCGACGAGGTAGCCGCCCTGCGCATCGACGCCGGCGGAGAGGTCCTTGCGCTCGGCGGCGCTCAGCATGCCGCCCTTGAACCAGTTGCGCACGAGCTGCAGCTGGCGCTGCTCCACGTCGCTACCCGACGCGGCGCCGCCGATGCCGAGGCGCTGCTGCGGCGCGCTCAGCTGGGCCATCGCCGACGCTGCCGCCGCATCGCGCTCCAGGCGCTTGGCGTCGGCCATCTTGGCGTCGAACTGCTCCATGATGCGGTCGTACTGGGCCGAGTCATCCGCGCTCAGCCCCTTCGGGTTCTCCAGCAGCGATCGCGCGCGGCCGTAGAGCTCCGTCGCCTCGTTGTACAGGCTCTGGGTGTTCATGAGGTTCTCCCACTCCGCAGCAGCGCCAGTGCCGCCGCTGCTACCCGCAGTTGGCGTTCTCGACCATCCACCGGCAGAGCGGGTGCGACACGCGCGGCGCGCTCCTCGTCGGGATCAGGCTGATTGATCAGGCGCACACTGGTGGCGCCGAGCTCGATCGCCGCCTCGGCGATCTGGTTGATAAGCTGTGTGTCGCGCGTCGAGTGCCGTGCCCCGGCCTTCATCGCCGCCCGCAGCGCGTGCAGCAGTGTGCCCAGCGGCATCGTCGTGCTCCGCGCCTTCGCCGCGACCGTGGCGCTGTTCGCGCCCCAGTTGACGTCGCTGGTCTCGTAGAGCTTCAGCTCGCGCAGGTTGCGGATCACGCCGAGCGGGCTGCTGGCGTTCTCCTCGAAGTCGAACCGCACGGCGTCGAAGGCGAAGCTCATCTCGAGCGGCGCGCCGCTGCGGATCGCCGTCAGCACCTCGTTGGCGCGCGGCGTGTCGAGGTACGTCC